ACTGATCATCATCAATGACACCAGTTTCTTAATGAACATTGTCTCTAGCGAAGAGATAAATTGGCAGGACTAACATCACGCTGTACTAGGAATGCCCTTTGGGTTTGGTTACATTATTAAAAGAACATAGAGAGGACTATAACTTAATCCTCTCCAGTCTTCTGTAGTTATTCTGTGATAAACACCATTAGGACGAAACTACTTTAACTTCCTAGTGATAACTTTAAATATGCGCTTATAGCTATATACTAGCCCACTTTTTATTAGCAACACTACTATGTATTGCATACTATTCTTTTGTCAACTGTACGCCTACAACTTAGACTAACTAACTCATTACCAGGACATTGTCTCTGCAGAATGGTTAGTCAGTCTTGTTGTGGGTTTGTATAAAAAACCCCCGAAGGGGTTAAAGCCTGTTAAGGCTTTGCACTGCGAGTTCTACGAGCAGGTGCTGCAGGTGCGCTAGCTCCTGCTACAGCAGACTCGAGCTTTTCAAGGTCGATGTCTGCATACAGTCTGGTAGACTTCCTGGGCTCAGGCAAGTCGTTACCATGACGGTCCTGGGTGTAGTAGACTGGTTCTTCAGTCTGCACATCCCAGTCGATGAAGTCACCGACACTGAGAGAATCGAAGTAAGCGGTTACTGCATCCACTTGGTCCTGTGAGGCATCACTGGACTCAAGTAGGTATCTCAAAGATGGTACGTGGTACAGAGTACCCGTCCAGCGGTAGATACCTTTTAATAATCCTTTACCTTGTTTTGGGGCATCTTTACATACTAGTAAGCTGCCACCCTTGTTTATTCTGCGTATATGCATGGTTGTTTTTGGAAGTGGGGGTTTGACCACTGCCAAATAAAGGTGGGGGAGTTGTTGGTTAGGACCCCTCACAGTCTCTATCATCCTTGTAATTTTTAGGGGAGAAAAAAATTTTTTGCTTACACATGATATTGTTGTATATTAGTAGTGACACCCTCTGTGTACTACAGAGATCACCCCTGAGGGAATAAAATAGTAGGGGGTCAGACGTTGGATAGTAGGGTCAAATAGATCTGAGGTTTCTCCGACAGGTGTTAAAACGACTGATAATATAAACTAGGGAGTGGACCATTACACATAGGTAAAGTGTTCTGAGCACAGAGATTTCAGGTTCCACATAGGTGTAAGACTACCAAGTCTGACGTACAGCCCAGGTGAAGTTTACAGTTAATAGTTAAAAACTCTAGGGGAGAGGTATATCTTTTTTACATACAAACTAATATATGAAAGAAACTAACAGAGAACGTAAAAATGAGATTAAGTATAAAATACAACTAAATGAAGAACAGAAGGAGGTTAAAAGACTTATTAGGGAAAACCAGATTGTGGTTATTACAGGGAGGGCAGGTTGTGGTAAGAGTCTTGTCTCAGCTGTGACAGCCTTAGACTTCCTTAATAAGAAAGAGTGTGATAAGGTGTTTGTCACCAGGGCTACAGTGGAGGTGGGACAATCTCTAGGGTTTTTACCGGGAGCACTTGAAGATAAGTTTAATCCTTATATAGAGGCACTGGTGGATAATCTTAATAAATGTCAGGAGCAAATGAAAACCACTGACATGGTAAATAATGGTAAAATTATAGGATGCACTATACAGTTTATTAGGGGCAAGACTATAGATGATGTACTGATAGTGGAGGAGGCCCAGAATATGACCAAGCACCAGATGCTAGCTATTCTCACTAGACTAGGTAAATCAGGGAAGATTATTATTAATGGAGACAACGAACAAAAAGATATTAAAGATCCATACAATGGACTATCTTATGCAATAGATTTAGCTAAGAAGTTTTCAGAAGAAATCAAATGGGTGAAACTTAAACATAACCACCGATCAGATCTGGTGGGAAAAATATTGGACTTTGAATATAAGGGGAGCTAAGCTCTCCTTTTTTATTCACAATATGTTTATATCTAGTTTCTAGTAATACTTATATAATACATAAATTTGGTAAGTTTAAACATTTTAAGTATATTATATTATGAAGAAACCAAATTATGAGATTGAACCTATTGAAGGAAATCTATCCCACTACCGTGTTACCACAAATAAATATGGACAAAAAATAATGGTTCCTGTAATAGATGTCAGAGATGGTATTACAGAAAGGATGACAGCCTACCATATTATTAGTCAGTCTAAGAGAAGTAAGTATATGAACTATAATGAATATCATCGTTCACATAAATCAAGAAAACAATTACCACTATGATACACGAATGCAACATAAACTGTAAGACAATGGATTTTACAATGACAGAATCCTTAGGTATAGATGATCCAGGTAAATGGTTACCCTTTATATTCCATATGGATTTAATAGAGGCTATTAAGATGACCACTGATGAGATTGGTGAACCATTGTTTAATTGCAGTACAATCTTTACAGTGAATGGGGATGCTTACATTGTAGATACATCATATAAGAAACTATCTAAACTATTTATTGAATACCAAAAAACCAAATAAACATGTCGGAAGAAAAACAACCAACCAGAGAAGAAATCATTGCTTTCTTAAATGAATCAATTGAAGTGACAAAACTCAGAGCTGATTTGCAAGAGTTAAACACTAAGATTGCAGTGAACAGAGCTGATGAATTAAAAGCTCTATCATTTATTGGACAAGTGTTAAATCCTAAACAAGAAGATTTAGAAGATTACACTGTCACTCAAGAAGATGTGGATGCTAATCCAGATCTTAAGGAGAATGGTGTAAAAGCTGGGGATGCTATTAAAATACCAGCTGAAGTAAAAAGAAAACTTAAAAGAGAAACTGCTCAATAATGGCTGTAGTAAATCAAGTTGACAAAAAAGCTAAACTTGATAAATTCAGTATTGTTCAGTTTCAAATACTTACCCATTGTTTTCTTACAGGGATTGTCCTTAGTCCTGCTGAACTTACATGTTTATCTATGTTAGCCTTAGATGGTGAGCAAGAGCTTAATAGCTTTTGCCAGAAGATGCATGCATTGTCTATATTCAAATCTTCTCAGACAGTTAGGAATACAATATCCAAAGCTGAAAAGAATCTTCTTGTTATTAAAGAAGGAAAGAGTAAGAAAAGAATATGGGTTAATCCAGACATGAAAGTGCAAACTGAAGGTAATATATTCTTAGACTATAAATTTTTAGCTATTGCATCCGCTTAAAGTTAAAGATCTACTTCCAAGTTTTGCCATGGAGATGGGTAGGCCAGTTGATGAAGTGCAGTGTGTAATATCATTTTACTACAAAGCAATAAGACAAGAGCTTACAAAACTTGAGAATGTAAATGTTCATTTAGAAAACCTAGGTACTTTCTATATAAAAGAAAGAGCATTAGATTCTTACATAGCAAAGTGTGAGTATGTAATAACTGAACTTTCTAATAATACGATAAGAGAGTATGCATCTAAGGTGGACTTTAAGAATAAACTAGAAAAGGTGCAGAATATGAAAAGTTTATTATTAGAAGAAAAACAAAGAAGGAAAGATGTAATAAATAAAAGATTTAACAATGAGTCTAAAGGAGAACATAATAAAAGTCTGGAAGAGTAAGGGTCAAATCATTGAGGGTATTACTAATAGTATATTCAAACGTGAGGACGTAGAAGAGATTGCACAACAGAGAATGCAGATTTGTATGAGTTGTGAACTTATAGATGTGCAAGGTGAGGGTTGTATGGTGTTAGGAACTCAGCCTTGCTGCAATGAAAAGTTAGGAGGATGTGGATGTAGTTTGTCATTAAAGACAAGAGCTCTTAGTTCAGAATGTCCTCTTAATAAATGGGGGGCTGAGTTAACAGAGGAAGAGGAAGATAAATTAAACGAAAAACTAGGACTATGAGTGTATTACAATTTACAGCACATGACCATAAGTATACTAGCGAAGATCCAATAAATTGGACTAGCGTAACTAGTATTATATCTAAATTAAAAAAACCATTTGATGCTGATACTATTGCAGCTAAATCTGCTAAAAGTAAAAAAAGCAAATGGTATGGAATGACCCCTGAAGATATTAAAGCTGCATGGAAAGCTGAGAGTACACGTGCAACTGACTTAGGTACATGGTATCACAATCAACGTGAAACTGATATTTGTGGGTTAAACACTATAGAAAGAGAAGGAATAGCAATACCTATTTTTAAACCTATTGAAAATAATGGTATTAAAATTGCACCTGATCAAAAGTTAGTAGATGGTGTCTACCCTGAGCATATGGTGTATTTAAAATCAGCTGGTTTGTGTGGTCAGTCTGACTTAGTAGAAGTGGTGAATAGTAAAGTGAACATCACTGATTATAAAACTAATAAAGAAATTAAAACAGAGGGCTTTACTAACTGGGATGGAATAACACAAAAGTTATCTTCCCCAGTAGCACACTTAGACGACTGCCATCTAAATCATTATGCGTTACAGCTTAGCATGTATATGTATATTATTATTAAACATAATCCTAGACTTAATCCTGGAAAACTTATAATACATCATATTATATTTGAAGAAGCTGGGAGAGATAAGTTTGATAATCCTATTACAGCATTAGACAATCAAGGTAATCCTATTGTATTAGATATTATACCATATGATCTGCCCTATTTAAAACAAGAAGTGATTACATTAATAAACTGGTGGAAAGACAATGGTAAGACTATTTGATATACAGAATGGTAAGGTGGTAGCATCAGAGCATTGCTATACATTAAAGTTTCTTAAAGATATAATGGATGAGTATCCTATCGAATATTTACGTATCTATTCGTATCTATTTTATATGACTTGTCCTAATCCAGATATGAATCCTTTCTTTGATATACCTGAAACAGATAAAGAAGAAATTATACTAAAAGAAATAGATGCAGACTTTAGTACAGAAGATGAACGTATAGTGTATGGACTAAAGATGTGTGAAAAGTTATACCAAACTCCTACATACAGAGCATATCTTGGTATTAAGATATTCTTAGATAATATGGCTAAGAGTATGGCTACAGAACAACTGACATTTGGTAGGGACGGGTCTAGTCCAGCTCTACTTAGAATGGCTGAGAAATATGATGCAGTGAGACAATCATTTAAAGGAGTGTATAGAGATTTAATGGAAGAACAACAGTCTTCTGTTAGGGGAGGTCAAAATCTAGCATACGATCAATAAATGTAAAATGAATCCTTATAAAAATGTAAAGAGACTTAGTCTAATATTAATATTAAGTCTTATAGTTATTTTAGCACATGGTCAAGATACACTGGTTAAAAAAAAATATTTAGATTCAATAAAGAATCAACTAGCATCTTATACAGTGACATCATACATGCACTTAAATATGTTTGATAGATCACAGGAAGAATATAGAAAATTAGGTATTAAATACCAGATAGGGCAAAATCAATTTTCTTATATATTAGAAAGGAGGAGGAGAGAAAATATACAGTATGGTATATTTTTTATTGCACTTAGTGCGTTTTTTATGGTAGGCATTATCACTTTAACTAAATAAAAAAAACAAATTTCATGAAACAGCGCACACAAAAAGTATTATTCATCTTAAAACAAAAAGAAAATTCCACTCCAAATGATGACAACTATTCAGACAATAACTATTCATGGGAGTATAGTTCACAAGGTTTGACAACAGGGTTATTAAATTCTGCAACTTATGTATCAGAAATGCTTAGTACAGTTAAGGGTATTGAGTCTGATATTGTTATTGTAAAAGATAACAATGAGATTGATAGAGTTGTTGCAAATTACAAACCAGATTTTGTAATCATTGAAGCACTATGGGTAGTACCTAGTAAACTAGAACTATTAACAAAGTTTCATCCAAAAGTAAAATGGATTGTAAGATTACACAGTGAGTTACCTTTTATTGCTAATGAGGGTATAGCATTCCAATGGATAGCTGGTTATTTTAATCTTGATAGAGTGACTGTCGCAGTTAACTCATTAAGAATGGAAAGAGAACTTGAGTTTTATTTTAAAACAATAGGTGGAATTGAAGATGTTAAAGATGAAATCATCTATCTTCCTAACTACTACCCTAATAGATTTAAAGACAAAGAGTTTGATAAAGCTAAAGATACAATAGAGATTGCATGCTTTGGTGCAATCAGACCATTGAAGAATCATCTTATTCAAGCATTTGCAGCAATAATGTTTGCTGAAAAAATAGGAAAGAAATTAAACTTTCATATTAACACATCAAGAGTTGAACAGAATGGTAGTTCAGTTTTAAAAAATCTTGAAAGTTTATTTGACTCTATTTCTGGAAAAGGTGGGGGACATAAATTAGTAAAACATGGTTGGTATAAGAAAGAAACTTTTTTAACTGTATGTTCTACAATGGATTTAGGTATGCAAGTATCACTTTCTGAAACATTTAACCTTGTAACAGCTGATCTTATTAGTCAGGGTATACCGGTTGTAACATCAAAAGAAATTCAATGGGTAGATAAATCATCTCAAGTTGATCCTAATGATTCACAAAATATAGCTAAAACATTAGAAGCTATTTATAGAAACTCTAAGAAAAATGCTTCTGTTAATAAAAGATATTTAAGAAATTTTTCTGAGGTTTCTAAAAAAATATGGGTGTTATACTTAAACAAATTATAATATATGGATCATTTACACAATTGGGTCTTTCATTATAATAGCTATACAAAAAAGTGGGCTGCTATTCCTAGAGATTTATATAATGAATATTGGAGTGACTATAATGTAGAAGGAATCATCCGAAGTAATTCTATAGAAACACTCCAAGAAATTATTTTAAAAACTTCAGGGGAAGACATAGAAGTAAAATTAGGAATTGAGTAATTATATAGACATACCAACATATAAAGATGGTGAGTGGTCATCTACAAGTTTTGAAACTAGAGATGATTTCAAAAACTTTTTATTGCCCTTGTTTAAAGAACCTGGGCAATATCAGTTTGATGAAGTGTCTTCTATTTTTAATGCTGAGGGTAGAAAATTTCAAAGACAGGGATACTATTGTGCTGCTCCTGTAAAAACTAAAGATTTTATAGCTTACTGGGATGACCAAAAAAATAAATGTAGGAAAGGTATTATTGTCCATAGTGGAGATTTCACTTGGTATCTTAGTCGTGATTATTACATGTGGTTAAACTTTCTTCCCATCTATGATAAAGAAGAAAAAAGATTTGACTTTGCCAAAGTGAGAGATGCTCAGTATCACATGGCATTATATGAAATACTAGGAGAGTTACATTACAAGCATGCTGTCATTTTAAAGAAACGTCAGATAGCATCCTCCTATTTCCATATGGGTAAACTTATAAACCAATACTGGTTTGAGGAAGGAGCTGTGTTAAAGATAGGAGCTAGTTTAAAAGATTACATCAATGAGAAAGGATCCTGGAAATTTCTAGATGAATATAAAAACTTCTTGAACGAACACACTGCTTGGTATAGACCAGCTGAACCTGAAAAGGTAGGTGCATGGAGACAGCAGATTAAAGTGAGGATTAATAATCGTGATACCTACAGAGGACTAAAGTCTTCTATCAATTCCTATTCTTTTGAGAAAGATCCTACCAATGGTGTCGGTGGTCCTGTGACATACTTCTTTCATGAGGAGGCAGGTATTGCTCCTAAGATGAATGACACATATGGGTTTATTAAACCAGCCCTTAAGTCTGGTCATCTCATCACTGGTCAGTTTATAGCAGCAGGATCAGTGGGTGATCTTGATCAATGTGAACCACTAAAAGATTATGTTCTCCATCCAGAAGAAAATGGCTTCTATGCTGTGGAATCTAATCTTATAGATTCAGATGGTACATTAGGTAAGACAGGACTGTTTATTCCTGAACAATGGTCAATGCCTCCTTATATAGATCAATATGGTAATTCTAAAGTGGAGGAAGCATTAATAGCATTAGAGGAAGAGTTTACTAGGATGAAGAAGGATATGGACCCTGCAGCTTTTCAGCTCACCATATCACAGCAACCTAGAAACATAGAGGAGGCTTTTGCATCTAGAAAAGCTTCAGTGTTTCCTACACACCTTGTATCTAAACAACTCCAAAGAATATCTGATAAAGATTACCCTGTTGAATATTTAGATCTTTCTAGGAATGCTGAAGGAAAAATAGTAGCTCTACCATCTAGAAAGATTCCTATAGCAGAGTTTCCTATTTCTAAAAAGACTGAAGACAAAGAAGGTGTAATATGTATTTACGAAAGACCTTGTAAAGATCCTACATTTGGTATGTATTATGCATCTGTCGATCCAGTGGGAGAGGGAAAAACAACAACCTCAGAATCTCTATGTTCTATTTATGTATATAAATCAGCAGTGGAGGTTATAGTGGATGAGGGAGATGGTAAAATTAAAAATACTCTAGAAAGAGATGGTATAGTTGCATCATGGTGTGGTAGGTTTGATGACTTAAACAAAACACATGAGCGACTAGAAATGATTATAGAATGGTATAATGCCTGGACTTTAGTGGAGAATAACGTAGCTCTATTTATACAATACATGATAAGTAGAAAGAGACAGAGATACTTAGTAC